AGCTGCTGCCGGAGTTTCCCCCGCCGCAGCCGGTCAATGCCAGTGCTGCCGCCAGCGTGCAGCACAAAAACCATCGCGATGCCTGTTTCATATCGTCACATACGCTCCCTTTCCGTGCCTGCATTGCTAACGCAGGCTTTGGAGCCAGTATGCCCCGCCGCGCGGGATTTTATGAGCAGGCAGTTACATCAAGGGGCTTAACAGCCGCAGCACGCTGTCCAGCACCGTACCGGCCAGCCCGGTGCGGCAGTTCGCGCACTGCACCTCCCGGCACTGGGGCAGGGTGCGGCGCACATCGTCCCGCAAAGCAAGCACCTGACTGTTTTGCAGCAGCAGCACCCCGCACTCGAAGTGCAGGAACATACTGCGGTAATCCATATTGATGCTGCCCACCACCGCCGCGCGGTCATCGCTGACGCAGCACTTGGCGTGGAGAAAGCCCGGGGTGTACTCGTAGATGCGCACCCCCGCCCGCAGCAGGGGCAGATAGTACGAGCGGCTCAGCCGGAACACCAGCTTTTTGTCCGGGATGCCCGGCAGCACCAGCCGCACATCCACCCCGCGCTTGGCGGCGTTGCGCAGCGCGTCCAGCATTTCCTCGCCGATAGCGAGATAGGGCGTATAAAAATAAACGTACTGCTGTGCTTGTGCCAGAATATCCAGATAGACGGTTTCTGCCACCGGCTCTTCGTCCAGCGGGCTGTCCGCGTAGGGCTGCACCACCCCATCGCTGGCGGGCGGTACCGCAAGCTGCGGACGGAAGGCGCTGTAATCCTGCTCGAAGGGGCGGAAGGCGTTCCAGAAATCCAGAAACATCACGGTAAAGTTCCACACCGCAGCGCCCTCGATGCGCAAGCCCGCGTCCTTCCAGTAGCCGAAGCGGGTGATCGCGTTGATGTATTCGTCTGCCAGATTGATGCCGCCGGTGTAGGCTACTTTGCCGTCTATCACCACGATCTTGCGGTGGTCGCGGTGGTTCATCACCAGCGAGAGCAGCGGCACCACCGGGTTAAAGGGGATGCAGCGGATATGCGCCCGCTCCATGCGCACCACAAAGTCCTTGGGCAGACCCAGCAAACTGCCAAAATCATCATAGATCAGCCGCACGTCCACCCCCTGCGCCGCCTTGCGCCGCAGAATGCCCTCCACGCCCTGCCACATCTTGCCCTGACTGACGATGAAAAACTCCAGAAAGATGCTCTTTTCCGCTTTTTCAAGGTCTGCCAGCAATGCCGGATACATGGCTTCGCCGCAGGAGAAATACCGGGCGGTGGTGTTCTGCCATGCAGGATAGCAGCCGTATTGGGTCAGGTAGCGGCTCACGCCCCGGTTTTCGTTGCACAGCCCGGCAGTCTGCCCGGGCTGCTGGGCGCGGTCTGTGCGGTGTGCCTGCTCCACCGCCTGCATTTTGCTGCGCAGGCGGCGGGAAGGGCGCTTGTTGCCAAAGGCCAGATACAGCGCCCCGCCCAGCAGCGGCAGCAGCCCGATGAGGGCGATCCAGCCCACCTTATAGGCGCTGTTTTCGTCCTTGCGCACCAGATACAGAATGATCAGCAGGCTCAGCCCGTTGAGCACCCCTGTGACCCACACCCGCGCCGTGCCGGTGGTGAGGGCAAAAAACACCCACGCCAGCCATGCAAGCTGCAGCGCCACCAGCACCACCGTGACCGTGATGCGGTTGAGGATGCGGTTGAAAAACTTGATGATCGGCAACCGGAACAGCATACCATCTCCCCTTTCCGTGTTTCTAATACGGTTAAGTATAACGCGGTTTTTCACCCTTTGCAAGTTTTTGGTGTCGGGTGCACCGGAATTATTCCTCGTAAAAAATTCACCGGAGCGTCCGCAGATGCCCCGGTGAATCAAGATCCTATTCTATATTTTCTGCTCAGACGGTGGGTGCTTCGTTATCCTCGTAGCCCACCATCAGGCCGCCGTACTCCGCGTAGTAGCTGCACAGAGCGCCGCAGCTGCCTACCTCCACTTTGGCCTCCGGGAACACGGCATGGACCATGTGCTTCAGCCGCTCCGCAGCGGCAGCGTTGCAGCAGTGGTCGATGTGCACCCGGCCATTGGTCAGGCCGTGCGCCTTCATTTCCAGCACCATGCGCTCCAGTGCGCCGTGCTCGCCGCGGGTCTTGCACAGAACCTCCAGATCACCGGCATCGCTGGCCTGCCCGATGACCCGGATGCCCAGCATCCGCGCCACAGCAGCCACAGCCGGCTTTACGCGGCCATTGCGGGCAAGGTTTGCCAGAGATTCCAGCGCAAACAGCAGATGAGTGTGCTCATGGTACGCCCGGATCTCCTCACATACGGTATCAAAGGGCTTGCCGGCCTTGATCAGCGCCGCCAAACGCTCCACCAGCAGCCGGGACTCCGCACCAGTAGACAGGCTGTCCAGCACAAAGACCCGCGCGCCCTCGTGGCTCTGCTCGTACTCCTCGCCCGCCAGCAGTGCAGCGTTATAGGCACCGGACAGCGTACCGGTAATGGTCACAACGTACACCTCGTCTGCGCCCTCGTAGGCGGTGAGCCAGTCCGAGATGTTGGGGCAGGAGGTGCTGGTGCGGCCCTTATAGGTGCGCATCATCTGAGCCAGCGCGGGGGCATTCACCTCTGCGGTGTCCACATACTCCTGCTCGTCGGTCAGGATCTTCAGCGGCACGCAGGCAAAATCCACATCGGGGAGCTGGTACACATTTGCAGAGGAATCTACAATGATCTTGCTTTTCATATTTTTCTCCACTTTCAAGCGGCGCAATGCCGCGGTCATTCCTTTGTTTGTGACCATCATAGCAGTTTTTCAAAACCCTGTCAACTGTTTTTTCAAATTCTTTTGCAAAGTTTTCGTTGCCCGTTGACCAATTTTTCAAAATGCGGTATACTATTTTACAGGCAGAAGTGCTTTTGCGGAAAGCAATTGCCCTGCCTTTGCACAAAAACAACGTTCCTGCTTGCAAAAAGTGCAGGAGCATGAACGGAACAAGATACTATGAAAGCTGAAACCAAACTCCGCGTTGCGGCGTGTGCTGCGGGCTTTGCCCTGCCCCGGTACAACGATCTCCCCTCGGTAGGGCTGTATCTGGACCAGACGGTGCAGTTCGTCAACGGCTACTTCCGCAGCTTCTGCGGGGTGGAACTGACCCCCTCTATGGTAAGCAACTACGTCAAAAAAGGGGTGGTGGACCACCCCATCCGCAAAAAATACACCCGGGATCAGATCGCATCCCTGATGTACATTGCAGTCTCCAAAACGGTGCTCTCGATCGAAAATATCGACACCCTGTTCAAAATGCAGCGGGAGCACTGCTCCGCCGGGACAGCCTACGATATCTTCTGCGAGGAACTGGAGGCCAGTCTTTCCGTGGTGTTCGGCAGCAAAGCCGCCCAGCCGGAGACTGTGCTCAACGACGAGCGTCTGCTGCTGCGCAGCACCATTTTTGCGGCGGTCAACAAAATGTATCTGGACTGCTGCTTTGATGCCTTGCGGCAGGAGCAGGCTCTGTGGTCGGATATCCTGCCAGATCTGGCGTGACAGAAAAGCACGGAATAGCAGATATAGCAAAAGCCACCTGAAAACTTACGTTTTCAGATGGCTTTTGTACTGGTGGAGGCGACGTGACCTTGTGCGAACTTTTTGGACAGTTCGCCAGCCGCCGCCTCCGCGTCCATGACAAGGTCGAAGTCGGCCTCGGCGTTAGACCCCCCCGAATAGTTGAAAGCGATCCGCAGGTGATCATCGAACAGGTAGACCACCGACACAAAGGCATCAATGACCTTACGCCGGAACTCCTGGCTCTGCAAGCTGCCTCCCCGGAAGCGATCCAGCCAAAAGAGAATCTGATCACGCTCCAGCCGGACGTGGCTCAACTTTTCCAGTTCGATGGCCCGCTTCAGATCTTGGGCCTTGGCTTCCAAATCCAGAAGCCGCTGCTTTGTGGTCGAGGTGATGATTCCGGCTTCGATGGCTTTCATCACGTTGTCGGTGGCCTCTCGGTTTTCTTCCAGTTCGGCGGTCAGGGCTGCCAGTTGCGCCGAAGCCGCCTCCCGCTCCTGATATTCCATCACGGCGTCCGCGATCCACTCCATCACGTCAGGCCGGAGGACGTAGTCCAGAGCAGCCTTCACGACCACCCGCTCAATCCACTCGCGGGGCACGTTAGCCTTTTTACAAGCCCGCTCCCGCCGCCGCTTTTGGCAGCCGTAGTAGTAATGCAGTTCGCCGCTCTTCCCGGTGCCAGAGAAGCCGATCATGTAGGACCCGCAGTGGGCGCACTTCAGCTTCCCGGTCAGCAGGTAGTCCCCGCCATCTTGGTGACGGCCCCGGACGCTGCTGTTTGCTTTCAGCCGCTCATTCGCCGCCCAAAAGGTGCCCTGATCGATGAGAGCGGGCATCCCGCCCTCGATGCGGGTGTCTGAGAAATGATACACCCCGATATAGGCCTCGTTCATCAACAGCCGGAAACTGCCCTTATTCCACCGCCCGCCCCGGCTGGTTTTCAGACCTCGGCTGTTCAGGTCGTTGGCAATGTCCACAAACGGCATCCCCGCCGCAGCCTTTCGGAAGATCTCCCGCACGACCTCGGCGTTTGCTTCATGGACGGCAAAGCGGCCATCCGGCCCCTTGCAGTACCCGAAAGGGATGGAGCCGGAGTTCACCTTGCACTGCTCGGCGTTGAACTTCATACCCCGGCGAATATTCTGGGCGAGGGCTGCGCTGTAATATTCAGCAGACCCCTCCAGCACGGATTCCAGCAGGATGCCCTCCGGCCCATCGGGTATGGATTCCTTGGCATACAGCACCCGGACCCCGGCTTTCTTCAGCCGGAATTTATAGGTCGCCGAATCGTACCTGTTACGGGCAAAGCGGTCAATCTTCCAGCAGATCACATAAGCCCAATGGCCATGGGAGGCGTCCTTCAGCATTTGCTGGAACTGGGGGCGGTTATCGGTAGTGCCGGACAGATGCCGATCGGCGTAAACCTTCACCACCCGGAGGTTGTTCTGCCGGGCAAAAATCTCGCAGTCCGCCACCTGCTGCTCGATGGAGCAGTCCCGCTGGTTATGGGACGAGTACCGAGTGTAGATCACGGCATCCTGCATTTCAGGTTCAATCGGCTTCTTCTTCATCTTCCATCCTTGCCTCGGCCACGTTTCGAGCCGCAGCCAAAGCAGCAGCGTTCCCGCGTTCAGAAATCAATTTTGCATTTTTAAGCAGCAGCACCCCGCCGACGGCACTCAGCGCACCAAGGATCGCCCACGCCCATGATAGAAGCCCAAGCACCAGCAGGAGAACGCCAAGCGCAATCAGCAGAATGCCGAGGGTGCGATACTGCCAAGGATAAGACTTCCCGGCCTCCAGCATTTCATTGCTGGGGGGTTTCTTTTTGCCACCGGCCTCATGGACGTAGGAAACGCCGGTGCCCGGCACAGACACCGTCGTCCGTGTTCTGCCGTTGCTCATCTTGCCTATTCTTGCGCCCTTCACGCCGACACTGGTGGAAAGTCCAGACTTGCTGGCGGTGATTTTTGCAGGACCGACATTCAAGGTTTTTCTTATTCTCATTCCCATATATATCCTCCTATACAAAGGGAGGGCTGCCCATGACGAGCGGCCCTCCCTCTTTTTGGCTTCATAGGGGGAGACCCTCAGCCGCCGTTCCATATTTTCTTTTTGTGCCGCAGCTTCCAGATCAAGAAGCTGCGGACTCGTCCTCCGCTTCTTTTTTTTCAATGCCAAGCTGACGATCCAGTTCAGCATGGAGGCTTTCTACCGATTTCCCGCTATCAATAGATGGTGTACTAGCGGGAACATCCTCGCTGGCAAGAGCTGCCGCAACCTCCTGAATGTAACTCAGAATCTGCTGACGAGTTTCAGGCTTCAGGTTCACGAACTTCTCGATGAGGATGTATTCCCCATGAGTCAAGTCCTTTTCCTGCGCCAAGAGATCCAGCCCGGTGGTCGGCGCAGGAGCATACATCTCACCCTTGCCGGTTCGCAGCCACTCTTCCCGAACGCCGAACTCTCGGCAAATGGAAAGGATGGTCTGATCTGAAATGTTCCGTTTCCCGCTCTCAATCAGGGCGATGGAGTTCTGCTTCAGACCAATCCGCTCTGCAAATTTCTCCTGCGTCAAGCCGGAATTTTTTCGCAGAAATTTTATTCTCGTGTTCAACCCGGTTCACTTCCTTTCATGTCTACATTATAACATCAAAATATCACCTAGTCAATAAAAATTTTTGCTTTTTCTATTGACTTTTATCACAATGCGATATATAATTATCACAGAATCAACAAAGGAGGTTGACAAAGATGACCGAGAAGAAAGTCTACGACAGCAGCCAGATCAAGGATGCGAAGAAGCTCGCAGATGTCCTGATCAGCGTCAAGGGCGAGAGCCGCCCGGTATTCGCCCTTATGGTCGAATCCATGCTGATCGGCGCAGAACTCGCGGAAAAGGGCATCGCCCGCACCGCCTAAGAAAGGAGCCGTGCCAGATGGCCAGCACAAAGAACCTCAAGGCCGTGCCGACCACCGGCACGATGCCCCGACTTGACACCAAGAAGATACCCAAGGCAGAGCGGGTCAACATCGGCCAGCTGGTCTTTGACGCCGTCCAGCGAGAGTTCCAGAACCCGGAGATCCGGGCCGAATACGAACGCTGGAAAGCGGATCGAGCCGCCAAAGGCATCGCCTGAAGAAAGGAGGTACATAAGTGCGGGAAAGAATCAGGCTCAGTTTCTACGTCGGCCTGAACTGCTTGGAAATCAAACTGCTCGACGTGCAGTTGTTTCTGCTTCGCCGGGCAATGGATGCAAACCGCAGGGTGATTGACCTCTGCGACGTTACCATCGAACTCTGTGAAAGGAGGAACAGAATCCCATGAGAAACGCAAAAATCGCCGCCGCCATTACCGCAGCGGTCGCAGCAGTCCTCACTGTTCTCGGCAAGGCGTTCAACTTCGGGGTGGACACCACCACCCAGATCTTGATGCGCTTCGGCTACGACTGGGGGCAGGCAGCAGCAAGGGCGCCTTTTTATTTCAGCATTTCCATCGGCCTGACCGGGATTCTGGCCTGTATTGGCTGGATCATTTCAGAGGACGCACGTCACCGGCTCTGGAAAAAGTGGAGCAAGCCTCACTACAGCAAAATCACTCGGAACCACGCCCGGAACCCTGAGTATCCGTATCGGGAACGGAGGGATTGATCGTGGCAAAGGCCGAAAGCCTTAAGTGGACGCGAGTTTGTATCCGATGCGGGAAAAAGATGGTCGGCGTTGCCAGCAACAAAAAGCTGTGCGATTCCTGCATCCGCATCCGGCAGATCGAGCACGACCGGGAAAAGGCCAAGCAGAACAAGCTGGAGGTCGTAGAGCGGGCCACACCGAAACACACCCCGGAGAATGCCCTCCAAAACGATGTCTGGGAAGCAAGCAGGCTGGGCGTGAGCTATGGGAAATACCGGGCTTGGAGAGATGGGAGGATTCACATCCATGGTTAAGTCTTTTTGTAAAGATTGCCCCAACCGACATGCGATCTGCCACGACACCTGCGAAAAGTATCAGAAGTACAAGCAGGAGCTGGCAGTCGAGAGTTCCTACAACCGGGCTATGACCGGGAGCATCGGTGTATATCATCGAGGCTATGAGGACCGGCACCGGGAAAAGGGGCGCAAGCGGTACATGGGGGCGAACGGAGGTGCGGACCGATGAAAATGGCCCTGAAAGAGAACACCCTGCTCATCAAGGAGGCCGACAACGTCCAGTTCACGGTAATCAAAAGCTGGGGCAAGATGAAGTGGTCGAAAGCAACGCAGACCCTCTCTGGCACCGCAGACATCGAACTTCTGGACAAGCTATCCAGCATCGTCAAGCTGCCGCCCCACATTGAAGCCCTGCGCCAGAGCCTCCACGACACGGCAGCAGCCGTCGATCAGGAGCGCATGAACGACAGCCCTGAGCCGCTTCTGGACTACCCGGTCAAGATGAAGCTTTTCCGGCATCAAGTCCGTGGCGCGAACATGGCTGCAATGGTTTTCGGGTGGGTTGACCCGAATGGAGGAAACATATGAGCGATATTCACAAAATGAGCCTGTCCTCGCTGCTCGGCCAGATCGACAGCATCAAGGACAACAGCGCATCCTTTCTCCCCGGTGAGGGAAAGCAGGATCCCGACAAGAAGATCTGGCAGGACGACGTGGACGCTTGCAACGCAGCCACCGAGATCATCAAGAAACTCTGCGAGGAAAACTGCTTCTCGGTGGCCGAGGCAATCAGCTACATTGCACAGAGCAAGAAGCTCCTGCAGGACTGGAGCAGCCTCCACACCAAGTACGAGGTGCCGTCGCAGCCGGTCAAAAAAGACGGCGTATGGCACTGCCCAGACTGCAATCACAGGGTAAACCCGCACCACTCTCACTGCCACTGGTGCGGCACCCGACTGCTGGGAGGTGCGCTGAAATGAGAAGGAAAGTCACATTCATGCGGGTCGAAAAAGGCCCAGCGACCCTGCCTGAAAATGGGCACATCTTCGCCACCATGCCCCTGCGGAGGAACGCACCGAACCCCTGCAACCCGGAGTGGAAGCCCGCCACTTGCCCGATCTGCGGGCAGGACTGCTGGCTTCAGACCGGGAACGCCGAACTGGTCAAGCAGGTCTACCCCGGCGCAAAATTCGTGTGCAGCGAGTGTGCATGGACAGGAAAGGCGGCGGCAAACCAATGAGCGAATACAAGGCAATCTATAAATGCCGCCTTTGCGGTGAATCATTCGTGGACTATGTTCACGCCAAAGATGAAGATGCCGCTGCCAAAAAAGTAATTGATTTTTCGCTTGTTTACAGCGGGGCACACGTTTCCCGGCTGAAAGTTCCGCGCAATTTCCAGTCTCACAGTTGTAATGACGGTAGCTATGGAATCGCAGATTTTCAGGGCATGAAGAAAGTAGGTGGCAACGATGGGTAAAAGTTTCGCTTTCTTCTTTGTGCCGGTCTACAGGTGCCGCCTTTGCGGGGCAATTTTCGACGATGGCCTCCCGACCTGCAAAGAGCCGGAGGCTGCCCGAAAGGAACTTCTCGATTCTGCCTTTTTTTACAACAGGGCGAAAAAGCAGCTCCCGGTTCTTTCCCCGGAACTGTACGCAGTCCACCATTGCATAGATGGAAATTATGGAATTGCAGACCTCCGGGGCGTAAGAAAACTCTTAGAGGGCGGTGGATTCGATGGGTAAGGGCTTCGGTTTCCTTTTTGAGATGGGCTGCGGCAAGACCCTGACCGCCATCGCCGTCACCGGGGCCGGGTACAAACTCGGCAAGATCAAGCGGGTGCTGATCGTGGCCCCCACCTCCGTCTGCGCCGTCTGGCCGAAAGAATTTGCAGACTACGCCGACTTCAGGTACACGGTCAAGACGCTGCTGGGCACAAAGCCCCAACGTCTCAAGGCTCTCGCAGACCTCGAAGCGTTCCCCTTCCAGAGCCTCAAGGTGGCCGTCATCAACTACGAATCGACGTGGCGGGATGGCATCTTTGAAAAGCTGCTGGAGTACGATGCCGACCTGATCATCGCCGACGAGAGCCAGCGCATCAAGACCCACGATGCAGCCCAGAGCAAGTCAATGCATCAACTGGGCGACAAGGCCCGGTACAAGCTGATTCTCTCAGGCACCCCGGTGCAGAACGAGGCGGTGGACATTTTCAGTCAATACCGCTTCCTCGACCCGACCATCTTCGGCACCAACTTCTACGCCTTCCGCAACCGCTACGCCGTGATGGGCGGCTTTAATCGCAAGCAGATCGTCCAGTACAAGGACCTCGACGAACTCATCCGCAAAGAGCATTCCATCGCCTACCGGGTGACCAAAGAGGAAGCCCTGGACTTGCCGGAGCAGACGTTCCAGACCCGGAGCATCATCCTCTCGGCCAAAGAGCGGGCCATCTACGACCGTCTGCGGCGGGACAGCTTCACCGAGTTGGACAACGGCGGGAAGATCACCGCCACCACGGTTCTGACCAAACTCCTGCGGCTGCAGCAGTTCACTGGCGGCTTCCTCGTCGCCGAC